AGTCCTCAAGCATTGCCATGTATTTTTTGTCATCACGAATCTCTCCAGTGTTTGCATCATATACTAATTTGTTGCGATAACGCATCATAACGTCACGCAGATATTGTTCTGCCTTTTGCTTAGGAAGATTGCCAACATCAATGTAGAAAATTCTACGTTCTGGTGCTCTACTTAAACGATAGATTACCAAAGAGTCTTCAATCATACGAAGTTGATTGAGTGCTTTAATTGCTTTGTGGAGATATGAAAGAGTTGATCCCTTATTTCTATCTACTAGTCCAGATGTACAATAAGAAATTGCATCTCTTGCAATTTTAATTCCTTGGCTTGCACTGGATTGCATGGCATTTCCACCATATCCAGTCTTAGGATTATAGATAAAATATTCTTCAATCTCTGGGAAATCATAATCCATAGGATTATCATTTCTTACATTTACTAATTGATTATTTCTACCATCGTTTGGTTTTTTCTTTTGTTGACGAATATACCGCATTTTCATTGCATCAATATATCTCAACTCTTGAATACCTTCTTCAGGTTTTTTTAAGTCAATGATTTTATGATAATAAATTCTTCCGTCAATATACCAATTTCTATAAATTTCGTGCGCCTTCTTATCAAAATCAAGAAGGTCAAGAATATATTTAAACTCTTTACGGATTATATTTTTAATACCGTCACTGGCATTCAGATTTGAAAGTTCAATTTCTACAGGACTATCATTACTATCAGATACAATTGCTTCATTTACAATATCTTCAATTGCACTATCTGCTTCAGGATGAAGTGACATTTCACGATATCGTTTGATTAAATCAAACTCAGTTCTAAAAACACCTTCAATATCGACATGAGTGCCAAAAAAACCACTACTCGCATAGTGGTCATTCCCGTCCTCATTGTTGGGAGGAACGGGACTGACTGCACTAGGAGATAGTGGTTCTGTGTCCTCAATAGAGAACCCAAATAATTTGGATGCCATTATTACAAGTTAACTTTAATCTGATCTATTTATAGATCAATCAGCACTGCCATCTGGGGACCAATACTGGACTTGGAATTCTACAGTGAATTCTTCGATAGTATCAGCTGTGTCATATGACACGTCAATAGCAGAAATGTTCGTTGGAAAAAGACCATAGAACTTATACTTTTTAGCAGTCTCAAGACCTTCACCTCTTACATCACCAGTATTAGATGGAGATCTCTTGAATTGCTTAACAATAGCATCAACTTGATAATCTGCTGGGTTAAGAAGACCTGACCCATCAGCATACTGTGCAATTTGCTGCATCCAACCTTCCATTGCGGTACGGATGGTGAAGTCATTATCATTAATGACTGTAACAGTCCAAGTATCAAAGGTTCTGTCTCCAGCAACCTTAAAAATTCTGCCTCTAAATGGGACATCAATCGATGCTACGTTTGATGCAGGCAGTTGTGCTGCCTTACAGAGAACAGAGAAAGTATCTGAATCGTAACCATTGTCGCCAGATCCAGGGAAAGATGTTAAATCTACCTGGAATAGATTGGGGCGGGCACCGCCGCCAATCAGAGTTGATTTGATTTTCTCGATAGAGTGTGGCATTTTTTAATCCTCCTTTTGTTATTTAGATAATGCTATCAAACTCTGCCAACTACTTCTTCGAAACTAACACCAGTACGGGTAGCAACAAAAGTAAGTGTTACATAGTTAATTGACTTAGCAGGCTTCAGGAAGATGTCTGCTCTAAACTCATTGTTATCGATGATATCAGGAGTATTGTTTGTGCTATCACAAACAACCATGAATCCAAAAAGTCCTCTCTTTGCTTGAATATCACGCAGATAAGGTTCAACGATATTTCTAAAGTTTGCTCTGGTTAACTCATCGTTGAGTTCAAAGAGTTGAGCTTGTGCTGCTCTTTCCAGTGCTTGTTCGATAGTAAGGAATAAACGACGAACGTTGATTCTATCGAATGCGGAAGCATATCCAAGTGCGGTCTTATCACCAAAGAGGAGTGTTCCAATACCAGGTGTGGTGATAAAGGAGTTAATTCTTGCAGGATAGAGACGATCTCTTTGTGCTTTGTTGGGATTATATGCCAGTTTAACGGCATTGTTAATAACACCACGTTGCTGTCCAGCAGGTGAGAACCAAGGATATGCAACAATTGACGTGCGAGTCATAAGACCAGCAATATCAGCATTTGTTGGGATATAACGGAATTCGTTATTAAATCTATCGTATTGGTACTTATATCCACTATCAAATGTTGCATATGACGAAGATGAAAGTGAACTAAAGTATTTGATTAAATTGTCTGTTTGAGTGTTGGTATTAGTAATATTAACTAAATTTCCTCTGTGAGGACCAACCGTTGCCATGCAATCCTTTCTGTCTTCAGCAATGGAGATCAGATAGTTTGCTTTTGCTTGTGATTCTGCTTCAGTTGCACAACCAGGACCCATGATCAGATAATCAACTTCAATTTCATCTTTGTTAGAGAAGAGTCCGTATGAAGTGATCAAGTTAGAAAGTTCTGCCTTCATTCCACCAGTTGCAGAGTAATCAACTCCACCACCGAAGGTATATGTTACAGCACCGATACCGGAGAATGTAACATCTTGAGCAGATTGTCCCCAAACTCCGTCTGCGGTAGTAACTTGAACAAAATCTGTAGAGAATCCAGTTGCTCTTGGAGTAGTACCAAATTCTGCATCATGTTGCTGGGAAGGATTATAACCAGCATAAATGTTATCTGAGAAGTCTGCAAGATAATCTTTGTAGAAAATTCTCTGAGGTGCATTTACATTAGAGATCGCATCTCCTGCCTTAGACAGATTCACATGCTTCTCAAGAATATTTCCTTTAATGCCTGTGATAGATCCTTGATCATCAACTACAACAACATGAAGTCCATCATTTTTACCACTTCTATCGATTGCATAGATATTAGATACTGGTCTTGGTGCAACAGACTTCCAGAAAGTTGTTGCATTTGTCAGACCCAGAGTTTGCTGATCATACCAATCAACTGCACTTGTTGGAGTATAAGTTGCACTCAGACTTCCTGTGCTATTAACTCCAGCATTGGTGACAAAGTGAAGAACTTTAGATGTTCCAAATGCTCTTGTAGTAGAAGCTTCTTGATAAGTAACTGCAGTTTCAGTTGATCCACCACCAACGGTTTCAACGCGAGAAACAACCTTAACGTCTATCGTGCTGGCATTGCCAGTAACATCGGTAGTAAGTCCAACAATAATACCTTTCAAGAATCCAGTGAATCCTGTAGTAGATCCAGCTCCAGGAATAACTGCATTATCGAGTGATGCTGTTACACCGAATCCGATAGTTGCACCAGCATCAGCAAGACCAGTTGTTGCAATACCAACTGTTTGATCAGCAAAGTCGTCGATTGTGCAAATCTTCAGTCCGTTTGCCCAGGTTCCAGGGTTCTTAGCAGCATATGTAAAGCTAGTGTCTGAAGTATGGAAACCAACGTAATCATCGTAGTTGGTAATCTTCAGTGAAGTTGTTGAACCAATTCCAACACCCGCATTAGCATTGTTGAGGTTGGCATCATCCGTTCTTACAACCTTGAGGACTCCTCCATAAGAAAGGTAAGATGAAGCACTCATCCAGTATTCATACTGTGAGTCAGTTGATAGAGGCTTACCAAATACGTTGATAAGATCCTGTTCTGTAGAAATATCAATTGGGTCGTCAATTGGTCCAATTTTAAAGGGTCCAGCAATTGCACCAATGTTGTCTAAGACATTATCAGCTCTTCCTACTGTTAGGTCAACCTCCCTGACTAATACGCCAGGAGATAATTGAGGAGTCGCCATGTTTTGTTTCTCCGTGATCTCAGTTTAAAAATATTTATTAAAACCAGACTTTTCATAGGGGAAACATGACGTGAATTACCAATCAGGGTAAATATCTGGTCCTAATCTTGGGATAGGATCATATGGTATGTCTGGTTTGTTCTTTCTAGATTCTATGACCCTCTTAATAGTGCAGTCCTTACATTCATAAGAATATGAAGATGCTACTGGTCCTCTATCTTTTCTTGTTCTATAAAAACTTTCTATAAGATTTTTTACATCCCCACAAGATCTACATTTTCTATCTTGTAATAAAAGATGTCCAAGTTTTATTTGACCATCTAAATCCATTAACGATAGTCCCACATATAAGACATATCACCATATTCACCAACCGAAGCATTAGACCAACGATCACCTTGAGCATCAACAAAACTATCTTCACCTAATCCATCATTTAAAAATCCAAATGGTGCCATGTCTTGTTCAATTTGATTTTTTTGTTCTTCATATAACCTTTTCCTAACATCTTGATCAGTTAGTTCTTTAAAGTAGTCCATCTGGACCAACCAAGCATAAATGACAAGGCACATAGCAAGGTCATCATTACAACCTTCTTCTGCTTCAAAAGAATTGTGCTTTGAGATAAAGGTGGTTAGTTCTGAAATAATTTCATAATCACTAAAAATTAATTTATCTTCTTCAATAAGAGTCTTAAGATTAAGTGATCCAACTTTTTTTACAGTCTTGGACATCTTGACACCCAATTGGGTTTTCTTACCAGAAAATCCTTGACCGACAATCTGTCCTGCTCTACCCCTCATAGAACACATAAGAAGGTTTTGATATTCTAAATCATATTGAAGAATACTTGCAACTTGATCTCCAATATCATTTACCTCA